CTTGCACTAGTCTTGACTATGTAGTAACCTGGGTAGTAATCAGTGAGACTGACTTGACTTTTAGCTAAAGGTTATCCTACATAGAATTTTTTCTTCTTGGCTTCTGAATCAACATTTAGAGAGCCGTTACTATAAGCTTGTATTTATTTTCTGTATTTGAAGTTTGATAGTTCTGTAAATGATAGCCCTGCAGCGGTACTGACATCAGCTGGGTCAGTATCATAGGCTATGACTACGTATCCTTCTGCGGTTGCAGAACAAGTGCTACAGTAGTCTAAAGAAATATTATTAATTTAATATTTCTCATACCCGACAGCTATCAAAGCTAGCCAAGGAGCAAAATAACTGTTGCCAGCGTTCACCTAATAAACTAAAGTATTATTAGGACCAATTTATTCCACCAGCATTTCTCTGTGTCTTACTCTGTTGTTTCTTACTTAATTTCGAGGTTATAGTAGTTATTATCTAAGAGGTTGCATTCTACTATTACCCCTTCGTTATGCACCTGAGGGTTTTTATCTACTAGGCTTCTTACCCTAAGGCTTTCCTCCTTTTTATTTTGTTTATTTTCTTTGAACATTATTCATTTGCTTTCGTATTAAGTTACTAAGGTTATGTATATATTTTATATAAAACTCCATTAGTCTCCAAAGGCGTGCCATTTATCTTTGGGTCATTTTGCTCGAACATCATCAATAAGTTGTAAATACTCAATCCTATCTTATGATTAATGTAACATTCATCAATATATTTATTATTTTCCCTATCTTCTCTGAATGCATAAGTGTTCTATTTATTTATGAGCATTTGCTATTACATATTCACTTTTAGAGTCTTTCTCAATGATAGAACTCTTTACTTGCATATTTCCTCAACTAATAAAGAAGAGTGTTCGCTCTACACCCCTTAGTATATAGCTAACGCGTGTAAGGAAGGGTCATTTATTATTTATTGATTCTTCTTGTTGTAAGTCATTTTCTAGCTGAGTACTTTTGAATAATCTCTCCATTACCTGCCCTGGAAGACCCATTTGGAGCAGAAATCATAGTCATCAAATCTAGAAACTATTACTTCTTTGACACATTATCCTAGACCCACTTATCCTTTATCTTTATCTTGACTAGTATGTTACAATATACATTATGACACGTCTTTAATATGCCATATCACTAAGTCATCACCCGCGGCCCACATAAAGTGTCTGTATGAATGAAGCCCTGAGTCATACAGGTAGAAGCTTCCATAAGCTAAGGAAGCACTAGTATTGAAGTACGTAGTGAAAGGATGCCCACTGAAGGTCATGCC